CGTGAATGCAGTTCCATGCATTTACAAGTGGAGGGATTCCATGGAAACGGTATTCCCGCTCGAAATGAGCGGGCGGCATCCATTTGATGGGGGTCGCACGCTGACGGTACGCACAGGTTCTGGTCATATCTTCGCGTGGACAATCGGCGGGTCGGATTTGACCCAGGTGCTTTATGCATCTGCTTCTGCTTATAAAAGGAAAATTTCACAATGACTAAACAGATACATTACGCTTCGCCGGAAGCGGCCAGCGTTCAAACTGTCACGGGATGGATGTCGAGTACCGGGCAGTTTTGGGGCGCGGATGAACACATGGCGCGCTACTGCGGTTGCACCCACGTCGCTTGCAAGCACTGCGGCAGCACCATCGAAGTGCGCTCCTATTGCCGGGTATGCGCAGACAAGCGCGAACTTGACCAGTTTTCCGCAATGGAAAAGTGCGACTGGGACGGTAGCGGCATGCTGTGCCACGGCGACACGTATTTTCAAGACGAAGATGGGGTTCTTAATTACTGCTTCGACAATGATGTAACGCCGGCCGACTTGCGGCTGGTAATTTGCGAGCCGACATTCGCAGGCCAGATCGATCCAAACGAACACTACGGTGACGATCTGCCGGAGGATGGCGACGTGCCAAAGGCGATCGCCAATGCTTTTGAAGCGCTGAACAAGGCTATCCATGCTTGCGGAGAGCCGCTTTCGTGGAGTCCGGGGAAGCTCCGGGTCAGCGATGCGATGATGGACGAATTGACCGCGCGGTATCTTTCGGAAAGCCGGGCGGCGTAATGACTTACAAGGTGCATGGCTACGTTGGCGATAAGAAGGTGATCAATTGGCGCATGGCCCATTTGCCGCGCTGTGGCGACACGATCAGGATGACCGGCGAACGCTATAGCCGCGTTACAGAGGTCATCTGGTGTCTGGACGAGGAATCGCTTGAGGGCCAGCGCGTCAACTTGCGAATGGAAGCAATCGAGTAGCCATGACCCCCAAAAAGACCGCAATCCAGGCCATGCGCGAAGTGTTGGCCGCTGCCACGACGCCGCATGATTGTCATACAATGGCGACGAAGTTGCGCAAGAAGGGCTTGTATTTCACTGGGGAGCAGCTTTACCCGTGGCTGTGCGTTCTGGTATCGGTCGGTGAGGCCAGTTCACGCCACGCTCCAGACGGCAAGCATGAAACGATGGTCGTGTTTGAAAAAATACTAACTGTGGAGGAAGAAGCAATGAGGGGTGGAAAGCGCGATGGGGCCGGTCGGCCGGCTCTGCCTGCCTCAACCAAGAAAACAGGCATCTTCGTCAAGTTGCCGCCTTGGTTGATTCGGTGGATGGACGGCCAAAAGGTGACAAAGAACCGCGCAGTGCTGATCGAGGAAGCGCTGTGCAAGGTACACAAATTGAAGCCACCGGAGGGAGATAATGACTGATTTTTGCAGCGAAGAGCGCTTTTTAGGCGACGTGAAAGACCATGTTATGACCATCGTTCGCGACGATGGAAGGGCAGGCCGGCATATCCGCTTCAAGAAGCCGGGAACGATGTGCATGCACTTCGACGTAATTACGTGGCCCGGATACCTGTGCTATACGGGCGACATGGGAACTTACGTGTTTCGCCGGCTCGAAGACATGTTTGAATTTTTCAGGACTAGTAGTAAGCATTCGCGCCAAGACAGGCAACTTTTCATCAACCCGGCGTATTGGGGAGAAAAGCTGGAATCTATCGATCGTGGCGACGGCTTCAAGAAATTCTCGCGGGAGAAGTTCGCGGCGGCTATCAAGGACTATTACGATTCGCACGTCAAAGAAGATATCGAAGAGGAGGCTGAAGAGCGGGAAATGCTGGACGATGGCGAGGCATTGTCCGAGGCGCAGGTAAAGCGGTTTGAGGACGCGGCAGAGTTCCGCAAATCGCTGTGGGAGGAAATCGAGTCCGATGTGCTGGATAAGGCAGACAGCAATGACGGCGGCGCGGCGATCCGGGCGGCAATGGATTTTGAGTGCGATGGCTTCGAGTTCCGTGACTTTTGGGAAACCAATTGCGACGACTACACGTTCCGCTTCATCTGGTGCTGCTATGCGCTGGCCTGGGGTATTGAGCAGTATGACAAAGCAAAGGAGCAGGTCGAGGTAGCGGCATGATCGGCCTTCAAAAATATATTTAAAAATATTCGCAATAATTTCTGACTCAATGCCTACAATCCCGCGCATTAACCGGGGGGTTGTAGTGGAAGATAAAAAAGAGAAGAGCGCGGCAGGCAAACATGCGGATAAAGTCGCTGCTTGCTGTCAAGCATGGGCGGCGTGGTGTCTTACGCGCGAGTTCTACATTAAACCGGGCGGGGTCAATCTGCTGGCGCGTCTTCAGGGGCAGTCAGCGCCGGAGAAGGGCGACCCAACACGCACCGGCTTGCCGCCCAATGCGCGCAATGACGCATTCATGCAACACTTCAATAATGCCATTCATGCGTGCAAGGATATGGAAAAGTATCGCAAGTGCTTCAAGGCATTCGATCACTTCTACAATCCGAAAAACTACCCGAATCACCAGTTGGTCAAGCAAATCTGCGTTGTGTTGGGAGAGCCGAAAGCCGGCTGCGCCGATCCGAGCAAGGTAAAGCCAGGTCATCCTGACTGGGAAGATTTGCCGCACCGCACCTATTACAACCATGTGAAGAGTTTCGGCAAGGCCGCGTATGCACTCGCGCCGTCGATCCAGCGCGCCACGGAAAGCATGCATGCGATCTTAGCCAGGGAAATCGAGGAACGGCACGGCCAGTCGCAGGGCGCAGAATGAGCGAAAAGAAAAAGCAACAAAAAGCGTTTGAAGCATGGATTGCATCGGAAAGCAACCCGATCCGCACAATGAAAGACGACGGCCATCCGCTTCCCATCACGTTTGAGGCCGGCTGGAGCGCAGCCATTGAAGCCGAACGGATCACAGACTTGGACAAAGCCAGGGCGGAAATTGTGGCGCTCAAGATCGAGCGTGCGGCGGATAAGGTGCAGCTGGAATGGCTGAATTGGTATATTCACCGCAATGATGTTGCTCGCTTTGAGGACGTTGGTTAATCCATATGGGTAGCTACTACTACTTTTTGATGAATGACTGGCACTATGCGGCGATCACGATCCCGGTCGGATACTCTCTTGAAGCGCAATGCGCGGAACCAATAGACCCGGCATATAGGCCTGAACAATTGGATTATGGCTAGACGCGGTGGACCGCAACTGGCGGGAGAAGAGGAAGGCCCTTCGGGGCTTTTTTTTCGTCAGAATGGGTTACATTAAATAGATAATGGTATATACTTAAATCTAATTAGCTCACAACCACCAAATGAAAGGAAGCCATGTCTAAATTCAAACTTTCCGTCTATCCTGCTAGGCTGTATGACTCAACCAGTACAGAAATTGCCATTACGAATTGCCTGGGTCGAGTCGTTGTCGATTGTGCAATGGCAGACTTGCCGGGGGTAATGCGCGCTACAGCCGACGACTTCGCCTCAAACGAGGAAGAAATGCCGTCGCTGTTCATCATTGCCAGCCCAGACGGTCGCGCACCGAACGGTTACAGGCAGTTTGAAGCCAAGCGCTTACATGAAGTCAAGATTGACCGGCAACCGTTGCCGGCGTCGAAGCAAGCGGCAATCGACAGTCTCCTCGCCAGTGACGAGACTGGCACCGACGACGAACTGGTCGCGTACTTCATGAGCGATTTCGAGTTGAGCAAGTTTCTGGCGAAGCGGCATGTCGCGCGCCGTTACGCCATGCTGAATGGGGTAAAGGCATGAATCACGCACCTACGCCGTGGGAGGAATGGACGTTCGGCGAAAGTGCGATCGACATTGCTATTGGGCCGGAAGCTGGCGGCGTGGCCGTCTGCCAAGTTGTAACCGCTAACGGTAGCGGCATCAATACCAAAGAGGCGATTGAGGCAGGCGTACAAAATGCGGCCTTCATCGTCCGCGCCTGCAATTCGCACAACGCGTTGCTAGATGCGTTAAAGGAAATTAAGCGCATGACGGAGCCGGAAATTACTGGGGCATTTCGCCAGCCGTCGCACCAGCAAATTTATTACCATGCTCAAGCCGCAATCACCAAGGCGACCGGCGCGCCACGATTCCCCGAAACATTCTGCTCCCAATGCGGCGAGGGCTTTGGTCCGGGTGACGGCGGGTTTTCGCATTGCGCGAATCACAAGCATTTGAAGGCGTTAGCATAAACATGCATGCTGTCGATCAACCAACTGAATATTCAAATGAGGGGAATAAAATGCCAGTCGCAGAAAAGAATGGGCCGGGAATTGTCGGGCAAACCAAATATGAGGCCTTCCGCACCACGGAATGGTATTACAAGGCGTATGGCCCGCATGGTTGCGTGATGACGTTTCTTGACGATGGCGTGATCTACTGCAATTTGAAAGAAGGGTCGATCGGCTACAACAAGCTACTTGAGGCGATCAAAGAGTCGGTCAGCAAGGACGGTGCAATTGTCTCAATCGCCTGAAATGGTCGCCATGAAAAGCTGGCTGGTGCGCGGGGCCAAGAGCGGCACGCCGGTAGTGTTCGTGGTGCAGGCAATCGACTGTGCCGGCGCAGAGCGCGCGGGCAGCACCGGCAGGCACAGTCTGGTGCGGGTTCGCGACGTGGTTTTGATCGATAAGGCAGTGTGCCAAAAAAGTGGCACACTTTAGTTTTCGACAAAGTGGCACGAATATGTCAAGATTCGGTCCTAATTCAGTAGATTGAAAAATAGACTCCAAAGAAAGCCCCGCCTAAAAACGGGGCTTTTTGCTTTTCTGGCTACTGGGTTCTCTTTCGATAAAATCACTTTCAGGGGTAACAAACATGCAGATTCAAGACGGCAACACCGCAGCAAATCAAGCGCCACAAACTGACGTAGGCGTAACCACTACCACCACGGTAAGCGTGGATACAGCCGGCGCAGGTAGCGTGGCCCAGGCCGCAACCACTGACGCGAACCCTGGAACGGATACCGCCGACACTTCGGCCGGCACTGCGACCGTGGCGTCGACGGCCGCACCGCATCTGAGCTTGATCGCTCAGTTGGAGGCTGACATGTCCACAGCGTTCGATACCGTGGACGAGGCAGAAACCGCAGCGATCGCCGGCATCAGGGCATCGGTCCAGACGTACATCGCCAAGGTACGCGCGCTTCTCGCGTCATAATCTCTGCCGGCCAGGGAGTGATCTACTGGCCGCATTCACTCTGCGGAGAAAGCCATGCTCACAAGCATTAGCAAGAAATTTCAATCGGCAATGACCGGACAACCTTCGGTTGACGACATTACGGCGCGGTTCAAGACCATGCAGGCCGAACTGGAAGCGTGCGCCGCACATCACGTCGCCGTCGCCGGGTTCCATGCGGAAGTGATCGAAACCGCTACCGAGGCGCACCAAAAGGCGATCGAGGAAGCTGACCGGGCAAAGTCGGTCGCCGGCAAGATCGCGGAACTGGTCGGTTAAGCGCCGCCCGCACGTACTCGACAACGAATACCAAAGAGGATTTATGAATCACTTGAAAGACGCAAGACAGCATATTGGAGGCCATACTGCCGGTAGTGCGCAGCCGGAAAAGCTGCCGGAGATTCCGGCTCGACTGGAGGAGCTGAATCACGCGATCAACGAACTGCGTGAGGCTGCAGGACGGATCATTGCGCGTGTGCAGCCGGTCTCGCGCGGGGGTGTGGGTAGTGACGATTCCCCCGTGGAAATACTAGCCAGTAATACGCCGATCGGCGGACAAATTGCGGTCAGTATCGCGCAAGTTCGGCACCAGACCGATCTGTTGAACGAAGCATTCGGCAACCTGGGAATTTAGCCGTCTGCACAGCAGTACAAATCAGGCCCGTACCGTGGAAACGCGCTACGGGCGTTGTCTTTTCAAGAATGACGGTTGCCTTGACCGAAGCTGGCGCGCTGCCAGATGTAGGAGAGCATAGGCCGGCGAATCCCAGTGCGTAAGCATCAACGCGCATTGCAGCTAACCGGATAGATACCAGCCGCCATTCTTGAGGGCGACAGCGCCAATCGACCAATTGATGATCCAGGCCGATGCAGTAACAGCCCGCAAGGGTGCAGCAGCGCGATCATTGCCGCATGTGATGTGGCTCTTTAGATTGGCCCGCCGCGATACGTCCGATACAGCATGCGTGCTATGGCATTTGAGCCGGGGCGTGCGGACTCCCTCAACCTTTTATGCCCGTTTAGCTCATTCGGTAGAGCAGCGCATTTGTAACGCGAAGGTGGTCTGTTCGATTCAGACAGTGGGCACCACAAGTTACCCCCCCCCGCACTGGCAACAGTGCTTTTGCCCTGGTCGCAGCAATGCGCCGGGGCATTTTTTCGAGAAAGGTCGTCCTATGTCTCTGATGGCAATGATGTTGATCATGTTCGGAAAGAATCAAAACAAGCCCAAGCCGCATGAACCTGTTTCCAAGAACTGGCCTTACAAGTAGCCCGGTTACGGTACCGCTCCGGTATGAGAAGGAATTAAAGCCTCTCATCCCGCAGCGCACCGGACCGCTAACCATCTATTCCGCTCGCAACCCGGCTATGCCGTGGCTTGCAGCCGCAGTCGGTGGAGACATAGGCGAAGAAGACTGGTCAAGGAAGTGGGTGCATGCCGGCTCGGGCATTGAAGACCGCTATTAGCGCCATAGCCGCGCGACATACCGGCAAACGCAGCAAACCATCCAACAGCGCCATAAGGCGCGCAACAAGGGGTAAGTATGCACCAACCAGTAGAACACGCTCCAGTATCGGAAACGGTCGATCCTGTCATCGTATCGCAGGAAGACCACGACCCGGAAGTCACGGCGGCAGTAAATGCCATGATCCAGGCCGCGAAAGCCAAGAAGAAGATTATCGACGTTGGCCCGGAAATGATGGCGGAGCTTTACCGCTACGTGAAGGAAAACAACATTCGCCCGAAAGTGGTCAAGTCCAAGTCTCAAGCCAAGCGCATGACAGCCAAAGACCCGGACGGCTATCACTGGCGCGTAGGCGAGCGCTACTTCATGGTTGTCGCACAGCGGCCATGATGACCGAATACGGGTTATTCCCGGAAATTCGCATCGATCTGGATGGACTCCGCGTGTATTGGTTGCCGCGTGAGGGTGCAATGGTTGCGCGCGACATGACGCAGCATGAACTTTTACAGTTCGGATTTACTATCACCAGAAATAACGGCGATCAGTCCAGGCAGGAACGAACATGATTTCGCCCCTGTATCGATCCGACGCGCCAATTACCAGCATTGAAGCCGCCGAATCAATTGATACGGTAGGGCTGGAGGCATTAGTAGTCGATACCTTACGCGGACATCCAGCCGGCCTTATCAGCGATGAAGTCCGGGCGCAACATCCGGGACTCGCGTACTCAAGCATCACTGCCAGATACGCCAGCCTTTATCGCAAAGGTGTAATCCAGTTCCCAGGCCAGAAACGGCCAGGGAAAAGCGGTCGAGGGCAGCGCGTGATGGTGTTGGTAGACCAGAAGCCAAGTAACGCGCCGCAGGAAGGGAGCAAGCCATGAGTGCGCTAGTTCTGATCGAAGGCAATCGCTATAGCCGCTTCGACGGCTCCAAGGTTTCGACCCACGTTATCGATTCAGATACCCATCTGACTGCCGCCGAGGTCGAGGAATTCCGGGTAAGGCCGGATCAATTCTGCGGCACTCCTGAGGAATTCAGTGATGCGCCGGGAGCCGCGTGATGTTGCGCCGATTCAGGGACGCCGCCAGCCGACTGTTTGCGGCGGCGGGGGATGCGGCCAAGCACATAGCTGAAGAGGATGCCTGCGTTGAACCTCCGCTGTCTGGATCACTCCTGAATTCCGAGGCGCACCGGGAGCGCCATACACCGCTGGATCGTAGTGATGTCCTCCGCAATGTTCGTGAACTTCAGGATCGCATGAAGGAATTGGCGCACACCGCGCCGAACATGCGCCTCCTAGTGGAAGGCATGGCAGCAATCTATCTTGAACTTGGCTTCTCCGCACGGATGGGCGAGTCGGACGTGATCAGGTGGTTCCGTATAGCCCAGGCCAAGCGCCAACAAGCACGCACAGCAGAAATCAACGCAATCCGCGACAAGATCAAGGTCCGTGTGAACTGCAATCCAAAACGGCGCAAGCCAAAGTATGCGGTAGGAACTGCATGCGGCAAGAAATTCAGAGTAGGCGGTAATCATGGCATCAATTGACCGGCTTATCGAGCGGGTGCGCGGATTCGCCGTCGATCACAGGCCAAATGGATGGCCGGCTATCAGTATGGCCGATCTAACCAAGCTTTGCGATGCGGTTAAGTCGCACAAAGCCCGTGCGGACATCTTAGAGCGACGCAATGACAGGCTCCGCGCCGAGATAGAGCGCCTCGAAGGAGTGCAGAAGTCACGACGCCGATCCGATGAGCGCGTTTAGGCCGCAACCGAGTAGAGCAGTACGAAGAGAATGAAAGAAACAAGTAATGACCAAGGACACACAAAAGAAGCCTGCGATTGACTGGATTGCGGTTGAGGTCGCTTATCGCGCCAACATACTGTCACTCAAGGCAATCGGCGCTGAATACAGTGTGTCGGACGCTGGCATTCTCAAGCGCGCCAAGAGGGACGGATGGACGCGCGACCTCGCCGCCAAGATCAGGCAGAGGGCAGCGGCGAAGGTTAGTGCGCGCGCGGTTAGTGCCGAGGTTAGTGCGCTAACCAAGGCTACAGAAACGCAAGTAATTGAGGCAAATGCCCAGTTGCAGAGCGAAATCATACTGTCGCACCGCACCGATATTCAGCGCGCTCGCAGATTGACGATGAATCTCTTGAGCGAGTTGGAGCATCAGACAGACAATCTCGATCTGTATGAGAAGCTGGCCGAATTGCTGTTTGCCCCGGACGATAAGGGTGTGGACAAGCGCAACGAACTATTCAACAAAGTTATCAGTTTGTCAGGTCGCTCAACGACCATGAAGACGTTGGCGGATTCTCTGAAGTCGTTGATCGCCCTGGAGCGTGAAGCGTTCGGCGTTGATCAAAAGGAGAGCGGCAGCGAGGGCGGCGTCGAGAAGCTATTGAAGCTCGTCGCAATTGCTGATGGCGAGTAACGATGCGGCGAAGGTCGCGGTCATTGAGCGGCTTCGAAACGATCAGGTATTGCACGCCAAGACGTGCATGTCGATTCTGGACAAGAACGGAAGCCGGATAGCACTGGCGTTCAACAAGGCGCAGCTTTACATTCACAACCGGATCGAGGCGCAACTTGACGCGACCGGCAAGGTCCGGGCGATCATCCTGAAGGGCCGGCAGCAAGGCGCGTCAACATACATTGCAGACCGCTTCTATCATCGCACGTCGATGAACTTCGGTAAGTCCGCGTTCATCGTAGCGCACGAACAAAAGGCGACCGACAACCTGTTCGGCATGGTCAAGCGGTACCACGAACACAATCCGATCGCGCCGTCCACGTCCGCGACGAACGCCAAGGAATTGAAGTTTTCGATCCTTGATGGCGGTTACAAGCTGGCGACTGCCGGATCGAAGGATGTTGGCCGGTCGAACACCGCGCAATATCTGCATGGCTCCGAGTTTGCGTTTTGGGATAATCCTGAAATGCACTTCGCTGGTCTGGGTAACTCGATTTCGGACAATCCGGGTACGGAAATCATTCTGGAATCGACGGCCAACGGCATCGGTAACAAGTTTCACAAGCTATGGCAGGACGCGGAAGCCGGTATTGGCGAGTTCATCGCGATTTTCGTACCGTGGTTCTGGCAAGACGAATACCGCGCGTCGATTCCCAAGGATTTCGATCTTTCGCAAGACGATCGCCGGTATATGGAGGCGTACAACCTCGATCTGGCGCAAATGGTATGGCGTCGCAACAAGATTCAGACCTACGGCCAAGGTTTCGAGTGGCTTTTCGATCAAGAATACCCGGCGACACCGAGTCTTGCCTTCAGGACTGCGACGAATGACCCGCTGATTAGCCCGACAACGGTTATGGCGGCAGTCAATAGCACCTACCGCGAGAAGGTTGGAGCATTCTTGATTGCCTGCGACCCTGCCGAGTATGGCGATGACCGCACGGCGATCGCTTTCCGGCATGGCCGCACGATCTTCCGCATCGAGTACCACGAAAAGAAAGGCCCGATGGAGGTTGCCGGATTGATGGCGTCTTACTGGAAAGAATTCGAGCCTGACGCCATGTTCATCGACAAGATCGGCATCGGCTCCGGCATCCATGATCGCCTGCTTGAGTTGAACATCCCGGTAATCGGCGTGAACTCAGCGACCAGGGCAGAGGACAGCGAAATCTACGCGAACAAGCGCGCCGAAATGTGGTACCGCATGAAGGAGTTTCTGGAAGACCAGCCGTGCCGCTTGCCGAACGATTCGGGATTGATTGCTGACATATCTGCACCCGGATACTTGTACAAATCCAACGGCACGCGCTTGATCGAGGCGAAGGAATCCATGAAGGCGCGCGGCGTTCGCTCACCGGACGGCGGCGACGCCATTGCGCTGACCTTCGCTGAAAACGTCGCATCCAAGGCTGTGCGCGAGGATCGCATGTACAGGCAAACCCAAAGGCAAGCACCTTCGCGTGCCGGCTATTAACCATCGAGGCAACCATGCAGAACCCACACGACCAGCAACGCAAGGACTACGAAGCGCACGCCCGCAAGATTTGGGGCCACGATGCGGACCCGTTGAATGCCGATGCTAACGCTGCGATTGTGCCGGCTGTGACGATCATTGCCGATGCCGCCAACGCGCCCGCACAGAGCGACGATCACGGATCGGCAGGCGAGATTGACAACACCGTGCCGACCACCAGCGCAGCGCCGGCCGTCAAGGATGGCAAGACGCAGGCAGCGATACCGGAAGCGAGGCCGGGAGCCTTACCGATAGTGGATATCTCCGCTGGAAAATCGCCGTTGGCCGGAATCGGAAATATCGGCAATCTTGGCAATGAAGAAATGACGCCGGAAAGCGCCTACCGCAAGGCTTGGGGAAACATCTAAGCAGCCGCAAGAACCCCCTAACAAGCCCCTTCCAAGGGGCTTTTTTATAGGCAGAACATGGACGATCAGCAGCAAGCGCAAAACGAATACATCGCGGCAGCAGAAGCCGGCATGAATTCCAACACGATCACGCCCTACGTCGCGATTGATGCGCTTGGACAGTTGATGCTCAATGAATTCAAGCGCGCAGAGATTGACCGGATGCCAACAGAGCAACGCTGGCTCCGGGACTTGCGGCAGTATCGCGGCGTTTATGACCCGGAAGTCGAAGCGCTCATTGGCAAGAATCGCTCCAAGGCATTCAACCGGGCAACGCGCGTCAAGGTCAAGACGGTTGATGCCCGTGTTGCTGACCTGCTATTCCCATCGGGCAGCGAGCGCAACTGGACGGCGGACCCATCGCCAGTGCCGAGCCTAGACAAAGATTCGATTAGCCTAATCGCCCAGGCGCTGGCGCAGCAGCTTCAACGCGCTCCGACCAAGCTGGAACTTGATGCTGCAGTCGTCAAGGCGGTTGCGGTTGCCGCCGACGCCATGACGAAGGTAATGGATGACCAGCTTTCCGAGTCGCGCTACAAGCAGACTGCGCGCATGGTCCTGCATTCCGGCCATCTATATGGCACGGGCATCCTGAAAGCGCCATTGGTCGAGCGCAAGACGCGCAGCAAGTTCACCCTTGTCAAAGGCAAGTGGAAGATGCAGACGGAATCGTATGTGACTCCGTTTGTTGACTACGTTCCGGTGTGGCGCTTCTATCCCGACATGGCATCGACAGAGTTGGAAAACTGCCGCTACGTGTTTGAGCGTCACCTGTTCACGCATTCGGTACTGTCTGGCCTTGCCGCTCGCAAGTCATTCGACGGCGACAAGATCAAGGCGCACATTCTGGCGAATCCGAATGGCTTGCAGAACATACGCCAGTTCGATGCTGAGATTCGGCTGATTGGGCACCGCATATCGATTACGCCAAAAGACGATGGCATCTATGAAGTGCTGGAGCGTTGGGGCTGGATAGACGGCCAGACGCTTTCCAATGCCGGCGTATTTGTTCCGCCTAATCGTCTGCACGAAACATTCTTCTCGAATGTCTGGATGTTCCCGAACGGAGAAGTGATCAAGGTCGTGTTGCAGCCGATAAATGGCGTCACTTGGCCGTACCACATGTACTACTTCGACAAGGACGAAACCAGTATTTTCGGTGACGGACTTGCTTCGATCATGCGCGACGATCAGGAAATGATCAATGCCGGCACGCGCATGATTCTGGATCATGCCGCCATTACTGCGGGGCCGCAGATTGAAGTGAACATGAAGTTGCTGGCGGACGGCGAGAAGGCCGACGACATGCACCCATTCAAGATTTGGCAGCGCAATGGCGACGATCCCAATTCTCCGTTGATTCGCGTCGTTAAACTTGAGAACGGGCTTGAAGAACTGATGCCGATCGTGCAGATGTTCCAGACCAACGCCGACGATGTTACGGCTATTCCGCGTTACATGCAGGGCCAGAATGCCGCAGAGGGAGCGGCTGGCACTGCTTCCGGTATGTCGATGCTGATGTCGTCGGCTTCGATCGTGATGAAGGACTTGATCACGAACTACGACGAGGGCATTACCCGGCCGTTCATTGAAGCGCTGTACAAGTGGAACATGCAGTTCAACCCGGATAATTCCATCAAGGGCGACTACGATATAACCGCGCGCGGTACCGCCTCGCTGATGGCCAAGGAAGTTCGGGCGCAGCAGCTTGACCAGTTCGCCCAAATGGCATCGAATCCGCTGGATGCGCCGTACATCAAGCGCGAAGAACTCTTGCGCCAACGTGCCGAAGCACATGACTTGACCGATGTGGTCAAGACAGAGGAAGAAGTCACCGCAGAACAAAACAGCCAGGCGTCGCAACAGGCAGCAGCAGCGCAACAACAATTGCAGCAACAGATGCAAGCGCTGCAAATGCAGATGGCGCAATCGAAACTGGACCAGTTGCAGGCCGAAATCGCCAAGACGCTGGCAGATGTGGACCGAATCAAGGCACTGACCGTCAAGGCCAACGTCGATACCGCGTATGCCGGCATGGAAGCGGGCGGCGTTGCCACCGAGCGGCCAGAAGTCGCGCCGGCCGGCGATGCAATCCTGAAGTCTGCCGGTTGGGTGGATCACACGCCAGCCATTGCGCAGCAACCGGGAGCACCTGTGCCATCGAATTCCGCGCAGGCTGGATCGACACAGACGGATCAATCGACACAAGACGGACCAGTGCCGGCAGGAATGGCGACCGCGAATCTTCCCGTGCCGCCGCAAGCCGCAGCAGCGCCGCCAGATCAATCGCAGCCGTCGATGGATGGCGGGGCAAGCCAAGGACAAGGCGGAGACCCATTGACGCCGCCTAGCGCGAATGTCGGGGCCAACGTAGGAGAACGTGTTGGCGAGCATGTCGGCATGGGTCAATCGCAATCTGAACCAGGGCCGCAATGAAGACCGATCAGCAACTTCGCGACAAGGTGACAGCCGAACTCAATGCCGTCATTGACTACCGCAGTTCAGAAGCGATCACGCACGTTGTCGCATTGCTCGATGCGCTGATGGCGACCTACCAAGCCGAGCTAGTCACGATCGACGCGGCGCAGTTGGCACGCAAGCAAGGTGCGGCGATGCAGGTTAAGGCGTTATACGACTGCATCGTGAACCCGGCGCGCGGTAAGTCGCCACGGGTATAGCCAAAGATTCAAGTTCCAGCCGGATTCCCGGCTTTCAATTAAGCCAACAGGAGAAACCACATGGCAAGTAGCAAGAAAGCAAAAGACGCACACGCAGAGTTCGCAGCGGAATTCAACAAGAAGGACGCGCCACCCGCCGACAACTCCGCATCTGCTTTCCCGGCAGGCGCAGACGGCGAGCCTGATGCGCCTGACGCTTCCGCCGCTGCCGCAGCACCGGAAGGATCGCCAGCCGAAGAAGCCGCTGAATCTCCCGCCGCTGAAGCCGCAGAGGACGCAGCAGGGCAGGGAGACGCAGCCGCAGCACCGGGCGCAGCGCCAGCCGCAGGCGGACCAAAGAACGAACAGCAATTGAAATCGTGGGAAGGACGCTTGAAAGCCAAGGAAAAGGAACTGGCCGACAAGGAAGCGTCAATGACCAATCCAAAGCCGGGTGACGATCAATCTGACTCGAATCAGGCGGGATCGAGCGACAACGGCGCAGACGGCGGCGACGATAGCGGAAACGGAGCCAATTCGCCCGACTCGCCAAATGGCGCTACCGATGATGACTCCGGCGACCCGGCCGCAGCGCTGGCCGCAGATTTTGGCGAGGATTTCGTTAGCCTGATTACTCAACTGGTCAAGCGCATCGTCGGTAAGGGCGGCTCCAGCGACGGATCAAGCGACGTAGCCGATACCGTCGATCAACTGATCAAGGAATTACGCGACGAACGCCAGCAAAACCATTTCAAGGCGATTGCCTCTGCGCATGGCGACTTTCTCGAAGTAACCGGTTCTCCCCAGTTCAAGGACTGGATCGAAGACCAGTCGCCGGAAGATCAAGCGAATTACAAGCGCGTCATCGACGCTGGCAGTTCCGATGAAATCGTCGCCTTGCTGACCACATACAAGCAATCGCTTGCCAGTGGCGACAGCGACAGTGGCGACGAGGGCAATGAGAACGAAGACAATGGAGCCGATGCCGCTGAAGGTGTGCGCTCCAGCGGATTGCGCTTGCCGGATGCGCCGAGTGCTGGCGCGAACGACTATGCCGCAGCATGGAACGAAGCATAACTAACACGTAAGACCGTCGCCAGTGCGGATCACTGGTAACGCTGCCCTTGGCGCACTCAACGGGAACCACAGAACTACAGCCGGCAGGCAGATGCACGGATTGCGATACGCCCACAAAGCGCCGCAACGAGTCCGCGCGTCTGCATGACCGGATTTCTAGTTTATGGCACGCAAAAGGACAGGCTTTGCCCCCTTCATGCGCTTGCTGAATCGCTGCGGACTTGTGTTTTTAACTTCGATTTTGCGTCCATTCTCTATAAAGGAAATACCAAATGGCATATACAGCCTATGGCGATATTTCGCCGCGTACTGCGGCCTACGCCGAAAAGCAATTGCTCGCCCGTGCAATCCCGTTCATGGTTCTGGAGAAGTTCGGCCAGTCCAAGCCGCTGCCGGCGAATAACAGCAAGACCATCGTATTCCGGCGCTACAACGCGCTGCCGAACGCTCCTACCGCGCTGGCCGAAGGTGTGACTCCTGGATCGCTCACACTGTCCACCACGGATATCCCTTGCACGCTGACCCAGTACGGCTCGATGGTCACGA